CAACTTTTGATACAACAATTGATGGTGCAGCAGATAATATTTTTCATGAAACATTATCCGGTGCAGCCGATGATAATACATTAACAACTGGTGAGCTTAGTGCTGGTTACGATATGTTTGCAGATGCTGAAACTGTTGAAGTTTCATTAATCATGAATGGTGATGTTAAAGCTGGTGCTGATGCAACTGCTATTTCTAATAAGATCATTGCTATTGCTGATGCACGTAAAGATTGTGTGGCTTTTGTTTCTCCTCCAATCACTTCTACTGTTAATAATGCTTCTGCCGTTACTAAAGTAATTGAATGGGCCGATTCATTAACACATACCTCATATGCATTTGCTGACTCAGGTGCTTTATATGTGTACGACAAGTACAATGATAAATATCGTTGGATTGCTGCTTCAGGTGCTATGGCTGGTTTAGCCGCAAACGCCGATATGGTTGCTGATCCATGGTTCTCTCCTGCTGGTTTCACACGTGGTAATCTTAGAAATGTTACTAAGATAGCGCTTAATCCTAATCAGTCTGGTAGAGATGATTTGTACAAACGTTCGGTTAACCCTATCGTTGCCTTCCCTGGTGCTGGTACAGTGTTATATGGTGATAAGACTTTACAGTCTAAACCATCTGCATTTGATAGAATCAACGTACGTAGATTATTCATTACTCTTGAAAAGGCTATTTCACAAGCGTCTAAAGCGTCTTTATTCGAATTCAATGATGAATTCACTAGAGCACAATTTAGAAACATGACTGAACCATTCTTAAGGGATATCAAGGGACGTAGAGGAATTACAGACTTTAAAGTAGTTTGTGATGATACTAATAATACTGGTGACGTAATCGATACTAATCGTTTCGTAGCTGATATTTATATCAAGCCTGCACGTTCTATTAACTTTATTACATTAAACTTCATTGCTACTAGAACTGGTGTTGAATTTAGTGAAATCGCTGGAGGTAATTAATCATGGCTATTTTAGGCGTAGACGATTTTAAAGCAAAACTAATCGGTGGTGGTGCAAGAGCTAATTTATTCAAAGCAACGTTAGGTTTCCCTAGCTTTGTTACGGGTGATGTAGAACTTGCTTCATTCATGGTTAAAGCTACATCATTACCAGGATCAACAATTGCTCCTATCCCTATTGCATTTAGAGGTAGACAATTGCAAGTGGCTGGTGATAGAACATTTGAACCTTGGTCAGTTACAATTATTAATGATACCGACTTCTCTCTTTGGAATTCTTTCGAAGCGTGGATGAATGGTATTAACGAGCATAACAATAATACAGGCATGACTAATCCTAGTGATTACATGGCTGATATGGCTGTAGCTCAACTTGATAAAGATGGATCTGAAATAAAGAATTTTAATATTAGAGGTTGTTTTCCTACTGCGCTTAGCGCGATTGAAGTCGGATATGACAATGCTGATACTATTGAAGAGTTCACTGTTGAATTCCAATTACAATATTGGGAATCAGACCAAACTAGTTAAGTAACATAAGTAACATAAAAGGCCTTCGTTGAGGGCCTTTTTTAAATGCTGTATAAATACAACTAGCAACATTTAAAAAAGAAAATTATGCCAGAAAACAATTATAACTTATTCGGATTCTCCTTTAAAAAGAAGAAGATCGAAGATAAAATTAAAGCAAAATCGTTTACACATGAGAACGAGGATGGTTCATATCTAATATCTCCTACAGGTGGATATTTTGGACAATACCTTGATATCTCAGGTGATCAGTTTGTTAATGACGCAGAGCTCGTATTCAAGTACAGAGGTATAGCATCATATCCTGAGATTGATGCAGCTATTGAAGATATTACAAATGAAGCGATTGTAGTATCGGATGATAATAAAATCGTAACGTTGAATTTAGATAATCTAGATCAGCCGGATAATGTTAAAAAGCTCATGATGGAGGAATTTGAAACGGTTCTTAAAACTCTTGATTTTACCAACAATGCATATGACCTATTCAGACGTTGGTATGTAGATGGTCGATTATTCTATCATGTAATAATTAGTGATAAGGATGGTACCGGTATCCAAGAGCTTAAGCTTATTGATCCTACTAAAATACGCAAGATCAAAGAAGTCGTTAAAGAATTAGATCCAGCAACTAATGTTGAGTTAATCAAAGAAGTTGCTGAGTATTACTTATACCAAGATGATGAACTTGTTAATAACTCGGAAGGATTAAGAATCTCGACTGATGCTATTATTCAAGTTAACTCTGGTTTATTGAACGATAAAAGAGATAAGATTATTGGTTACTTGCATAAAGCATTGAAACCTATGAATCAGCTATCTATGATGGAAGATTCAATTGTCATTTATCGTGTTTCAAGAGCACCAGAGCGTCGTATATTCTATATTGATGTTGGTAACTTACCAAAGGGCAAAGCAGAAGAGTACTTAAATAATACTATGAACAAGTATCGTAATAAGATTGTTTACGATTCTGAGACTGGTGCTATTAAAGATGAAAGAAACCATAAATCTATTATGGAAGACTTCTGGTTACCTCGTCGTGAAGGCGGTAGGGGTACAGAGATTACTACATTACCAGGTGGACAAAACCTAGGTGAAATTGAAGATATTGTGTATTTCCAAAAGAAATTATATAGATCTCTTAATGTACCACTTTCAAGATTAGAGCAAGACTCTACATTCAATGTTGGCCGTTCATCTGAAATTACTCGTGATGAGTTGAAGTTCCAGAAGTTTATTAATAGAGTTCGTACTAAGTTTGGTGGTTTATTCATGGAAGTGCTTAAGAGACAATTAATACTTAAAAAGATTATTGTACCTTCTGATTGGAAGACTATTAAACATGAGATTGCTATTGAATTTGAAAGAGATAATTACTACGCTGAACTAAAGGAAAGTGAAATCTTTAAAGAACGTATTGAGAATCTATCTATGATCGATGAATATGTAGGTACTTACTTCTCTCAAGAATATGTTAAGAAGAAGATTCTCCAGTTCACAGATGAAGACATTAAAGCAATGGATAAGCAAATGAAAGGTGAACCAGATCAAGATGTTGATGCTGATTTGTATGCATAAAGTTGCATTTTTATAAATATATTATACAAGAAGGATATAAATAATGGATATTAAAGACTTAATTAATAAAATTGGTAGCGGAGATGCACAAGCATCTAACAACACGTTTAATGATATTATACATCAGAAAATGAATGCAGCATTAGATGTTGAAAAACAAACGATTGCACAAAGCATGTATGGATCAGAAACACCAGTAGAGGAACCAACACAAGATGTTAACATTTAAAGAATCATTCAGCACTATTACTGAAGCTAAGATGAAGTTATCATCTGGTGAAAAGGTTGTAAAAGAATTAGACCGTTTAGGTAAAAAGAAAGATGTTAAAGCGGTAATTACGGGTAAGGCAAATAAGTTTATCTTATACGTAGATGAAACAAAACTAGATACCTTTAAATCAGTTAAAGAAGCTGAGAAAGGTTTACAAGAATTTTTAAAGGTAATGGGTGTATGAATAACACAGAACAAGCATATATTGATATGCGTATTAATGCTGTTGAGTTAAACGAGAAGTTTGACGAGAAGAAAGCAGAAAAAACATTAAACGATTTCGCAGCAGTGTATGCCCAAATGAAATTTGTTGGTGTGAATAATACAATTCAAAAAGAAGCAAAACAAGTCTATGATAGAATGGCATCACAGTGGTTTGGTTCATTAGGTATGAAAGACGTTAAGGCACCAAAAGAATTAAAATAGGAAAATAGCATGAACATTCATGAAGCATATAACACAATTAATGAAGGCAAGTTGGATGATTTTGACAAAGCCTATGATGTATATCATAACTCATTAAAGGGGTTAATTAAAGCATTTAGTAATGCAGCTACAGATAAGAAGGCTGTCAACAAGATGAAGAAAGCAGTTCAAGATATAGAAACAGCTATAGACGCTGGGAAAATGAAGGATTAGCATGAAGTTAATAGCAGAGTATACAAATGAAGGATTAGGTTACTCTATTACCGAAGGAAAGAACGGTAAGAAAGAAACGTACATCGAAGGAATTTTTATGCAAGCGGAAGGCAAGAATAGAAACGGTCGTGTTTACACACGTGAAGTTCTTACTGCTGCCGTGGATAGATACAACAATGAACAAGTAATGACCGGTAGAGCCGTTGGTGAATTAAATCACCCAGAAGGCCCTTCGATCAACTTAGATAAAGTTAGTCACAGAATTACAGAACTTAAATG